CTTGAGCAAGCTCGATGCTGTACTCAGCTTTCAACGCACGAGATTTCGCTGTAACAGTTACTTTCTCTATGCTGAATCCCATCTCACGGAAAGCAGTAGATGCAGAACTGTCATCTAAACCTTCAGCAGTGGTTGTTGCCATTCCAGTAGCATCACCAGTCTGCTCGTAAGTTCCAGGAGAACTATCGTTAAGAACAGCAGGGTTGTTACCTTGAGCGTCGTTAGTTGCGTCTGAAGCGTTGGGGTCGTAGTTAGAAAGACCTGTTCCAGCACCACCAGAGAAACCAGCGTTAGGCTCGTTGAAGAATGCTTCACGGAAGTCAGATGAAGCAGGGCTTCTCTCACTACCATAGGCAGTTCTCATTGCGAAGATAAGTCCAGTAGGACCAGTCATTGGTTGTACACCAGCAATGTCATAAGCAATTAGCTTAGGCATTGAACGACGTATCAATGATATAAGTACGGGGTCGAAACCAGCAACAGGACCTGTAGCAGTTGCACCGCTACCATATCCACCTGTACCAACAGTCTGAAGAGTCTCGTTAAGGATTTGACCTTCTTCTGTGATTGCTTTTTCTTGGTTCTCTAGAAGTTGTGCGACTACGCCTTTTTTATATGAATCTTCGATCTCTGGAAGAGCGTCGTGATTCAGTACAGGGGCCCACTTCTCCTGGAGTTGTTTAATGTCAGCCATTTTTCTCCAAAATTTGTAGTAGTTTAATTAATTATTTTGACCATCTAGAAAGTGCATCTACGTATTTACCCATAGAGCCACTAGAGGTTTCTTCTACCAAAGGAGCAGATCCTTCTTCGGTGGGTTCAGTTGTTTCAGCAACAACTTCAGCCTTCCTAGTGAAGTATGATTCCTTGATAGTTTCGACTTTCTTGCGGAAGTCTGCTTCAGTTTCAAACTCAACCCCTTCTGCTAATGAAACAAGCTTCTCCTTTTGGGTTTCAGCAAGTCCACTGGCACATTCGTTCACAATTTCCATTTTAACAAACTCCCCAATCCTCTTATTCAATGAGACATTAGAGTCGATCTGTTCGTTGAGCTTTGTTTCCATATCATTTAACTCTTCAGCCATGCCGTCAAGCAGGTTGAATTTTTCTTCGGGTACAGTAAAGTTCTGTTCCACGAATAGCTTTTTAAGACCATTAAAGAATGATTCTGCCATCTCTGTCTTAATGCCATGCTCCACAGCAAGTGCGTTTTCTTCTAACCATTGCTTTGCAGCATAAGAGATGTAGTCATCAACCTTCTCGGCCAATTCTGTTTTAACCTTTTCGACCTCTTCTGTAAGAGTGCCTTCAAAGGCTTCTTGCAACGCTTTGACTTCCTCGTTAACCTTTTGGGTTACGACTGCCTCAAAGATTGTCTTTGCTTTAGTCTTGAACTCTTCATCTAGTTCTTGACCAGCGACAAGAGCGTCAACATCTTCACTAAAGTCGTACTTGGCTTCAGTGGTCTCTTCCTCTTTGGGTTCTTCGGAGATTGTTTCACCATCTTTTTCCTCACTGTCAAAGATCTTTCCAGATAATCCAGCACTTACATTACCAGTGCCTGCATCTGAAGGCTTCGTCTTAATAGACTTGTCTCCTTCTTTGGCAGTTGAACCAGCAGCAGATGCACCAAGGTTCTTAGTACCCTTAGCACCCTCTTCTGATTTAGAATCAGAACCACCGATATCAGTATAATTTCCCCCAGAAGTATCGATTTTTTCTCCTGCGGTAGCACCTTTTTTGATTGCTGTAGAACCAGTAGCTGCGTCTTCGCTCACTTGCTCCATATTATCTAGCTCTTTAGTAGAGGTCTCAGACATTTGTTTAAACTCCGATTAAATCTTGCGTTGTCTTTATTTATTTATAAATCACAAACTCTTTAGAAACTTACTGAATGCGGAAACCTTCCGTTCTTGTAAGTTTATTAGAGTTGCTTCATCAATTTCTTGCTTTATTTGAGCAACAGCAGACTCTTTAAGTATACCATTATCCCAAACCCATTCTTTTCCTTCCATAATTCCATCAACAAAAGCATCAGGTGCTGATGGATCTGCTACTATATCAGCAGCAGTTGCAAGCATAAAGTCATCTTGTACTATGTTAACGCCCTCTTGTTGTTTAAGAGAACCCATACCACGACTAGAGACTCCAAGTTTTACACCCTCATCAAGAAGAGATTTTGCAATCCTTCCGTTAGGTGTATCAAGAATCTTTGCACGTCCAATAAAATTATTACCTTCTGCTCTAAGAGATTCTATCTTATGAGAAACTTTATCCAGATTGATGGAAGGTCCATCTGGATGTCCTAACTCACCGAGAGCACGACCCTTGCGAATGTGTGCCTCATCATATTTAGCAACTTCTCTTTCGAGTGTTCTAAATGGATACTTGCGACCATTCTTATTTGCTATCTCAGCCTGAAGGAAGACACCTTCAATAAAGTGTGACTTTTTACCTTCTTTTTCCTCAGCTATAAAATTAACTTCGGTTATTTCTTCAGCTATTAGTCTCATCTGTTGGTTCCTCTATAGGTTCGATAGAATCAACCACCGCAGTATTTGGTGGTAGTGGGTCAGGAACTTCTTCCTGTTCGGCTTCTTGCTTTGCTATTTCACCTGCAGTAGGTGCAACCTCTGGTGGTTCTTGACCATCAAAGACCTTATCCGCAATTTCATCGGCAGCAGCTTGACCAGTTTGATCTTGGTCAAAACCCCACTCTTTTGCAAACTCAACTTTCTTTGCTTGAATTGCATCATAAGTGGCTGCGTTCAAAGCGTCATTAGTCACATCAATTGCTTTAGATTTCTCATCGCTAAAGATGTGATTTACAATAGTATTTGCTATTTCACTAGGCATAATAATTCCCACGTTAGTTTTATTTATTAAAATTCAGCTCTCTTCTGATCACCAGAAGAAATACTAGACTTTGGGTCCGCTGTCGAACCTCCATTTGCTGCACCATTTTCAGCAGGTAATGCGGTTCCATCTGTCATAGGGTCTTCCCCTAATCCCATTTCCAATGCTTGCATTGCCATAGGATCCATAATAACTCCGTCTGCTATCTCTTGCTTAATCTGCTTATCGATTTCTTTAATCTCAACATCAGTTTGCTTAAGAACTTGACGACGGATATACTCAGCAGAGAAGTACTTACCTACATAAGGATCCATTTGAGCAACTTCATTAAGTCTCTCATTGCGGATTTCAATCTCTTTGAGTTCAGTGAAGTAGTTGTCAGCGATATAATCAAACTGAACATGCTCCTTCATCTCCTCCCAATCTTCAAGAGTAACAATACCCTTTAAGATTAATTGAGTCTTTAAAAGATCTACGAATAATTCAGAGAATCTCTTACGCAATCTTGCGACAAACTTCTGGAACTTAACCTCATCTCTTGTGATCTCAGCAGCACGACCAATGTTAAATGTAGTCTCTGTCTCTAATCTTGAGTTAGGAACGTTGAGTGATTTGTATAATTTCTTCTGGAAGTACTTAACGTCTTCTAGTTCTCCAAGGTTCTGACCACCAGGTAATGTAGTAATTTCAGTTCCTCTTCCACCTTCTCTTCTAGGTAACCAGAAGTCTTCCAACATGGACATGAACTTCTTGTCATCCTTTATCTCACCAGTGTTTGCATCGTATACAAGTTTATTCCTGTAACGACCCATTACCTCACGTAGATATTGTTCCGCTTTATTCTTAGGAAGGTTACCTACATCGATATAGAAAATTCTTCTTTCTGGTGCTCTTGATAATCTGTAGATAACAAGAGAGTCTTCAATCATTCTTAACTGATTGACTGCCTTAATTGCTTTATGCAAATGAGACAAGACCATATTCTTATTAAGATCTTGAATACCAGAGTGACAATATGTCACGGAATCAGGAGCAATTTTCATACCCTGATTGGTACTATTCTTTAATCCTTTTGGATTGTATAAGAAATAAGATGCAGCCCTTTGAGTTAATTGTGCATTAAGATCTAAACCTCTTAATTGCTCTGGTTTCTTTTCCTCATACTCAGTGACTTTACGAATCTTACGAGGGTCAATATATCTAAGGTCTATCAATCCACCTTTAGGGTTTTTAGGATCTATAACCTTATGATAAAAAAGTCTCCCATCAACATACCATCGACGGAAGATTTCGTATGACCTGTTTTCAAAATCAAGAAGACGGAGAATTTCATCAAACTCCTCACGTATTAACTTCTTAATTTTTTCAGATACTTTTAAATTTGATAATTCTACGGTGACTGGAACGTCATCAAAGTTACCACATATAGTCTCATTGACTACATCATCTACTGCACTATCACATTCTGGTTGCAAAACCATCTCTCTATAACGAGTGATGAGGTCATAATCATTACGTACAGTGCCATCAAGATCAATAGAATAGCCAAAGTATCCACCACCTGCAATAGGTTGTGAACCATCTAAACTATCCTTTTGAACAAAAGAAGGCCCCTTCGGAACCTTCTTTGCTCTCTCTAGTGAAAATCCAAAGAGCTGCGACATTATTAAAAACTTATTGTTCCTACCTTATTTAGGGAGTTTCCAAACTAGGCGTTTTTAACAATTGGAGTCCAGTACTGAGTCTGGAGTTCAACTGTAAACTCTTCAACCGCATCATTGTTACCGAAGTCTAAGTCTATTGCTGCAATAGAACTTGGGAATACATTGTAGAACTTATAAGACTTAAGAATATTTGGATTGTCATCAGTCTTGATATCACGTGATAACTGGTGTACTTCCATATCAGCGAAGTATCCAACTGCGTCATCTGTATCATTTAGTGCATTACCTGACTCAGTAGTCGAAGTATAGTTCTCGTTATATGCCTGTATTGCTGCTGCCCATGTTTCAAATGCTGTTCTTAACAAGAACTTACTATCATTCTGAATAGTAATTGTCCAAGGTTCAAAGGTTCTGTCTCCAGCAATCTTTAAAACTCGTCCTCTAAAAGGTACTTCGATAACACCAATTTGAGATGCTGGTAGGTTTGCTGCACGAATTGTGAAAGCACCTAGCTTTGATAATTCTGATGATCCTTGTATAATCCCTGTTGGGAATGCCAAGTCAACTTGGAATAGATTAGGTCTTGCGAAATCCGATGTAACAGCCGCCTTAAAACTGTCAAGTGATCCTCTGCTTGCCATGATAGTAAAATTCCTTGGTGGTTATTAAATCCTGTCCTTTATATTTAGTATAATGAATATTTTTAGACATAAAAAATAGCGGAGTTTCCTCCGCTATTTTGAATCCATCTCGAACTCAGGATTATTTATTGAGCAACTTCACTGAATGCAACACCAGTACGTGTAGCAACGAATGTTAGAGTAATGTAGTTGATTGTGCGTGTTGGCTTCACGAAGATTTCTGCGTAAAACTCACCACGATCTATAGCCTCAGCTGGGTTGTTATCACCATCACACTTGATTAGGAAGTCGGTTACACCACGACGACCTTGAACATCACGCATGTAAGGTTCAACAATGTTGAGGAATAATGCTCTTTGTGACTCATCGTTTTGCTCGAAGAGTTGTGACTTAGCAGCACCAGAGATAACTCTCTCGATTGTAAGGAATAAACGACGAACGTTTATTCTATCGAATGCGGAAGCATATGATAGAGCAGTCTTATCACCATATAGAACTACACCCTGTCCTGGGAAGGAAACTATTGGGTTAATTCTGTTGGCATAAAGTGTATCTCTCTGTGTCTTGTTAGGTGTAAATGCAAGTTTGATTGCATTTCTTAGAACACCACGTTGGAAACCAGCAGGTGAGAACCAAGGTTCTGCAGTCTCAGTTGTTTGTAAGCAGAGACCAGCAACGTCACCGTTACATGGAACGTAACGATAAAGATCGTTGTACTTATCATAGATGTACTTATAACCTGAATCAAATACAACGTAAGAAGAACTTGGTAGTAGTTTGAAGAATCCTTCAATGTTCTCTGTTTGTTGTTGTGAAGAACTTACACCAACAACATTTGCTCTACGTGGAGAAACAAATAATAGGCAGTCACGACGCTCTTCAACAATACTTGTTAGAGCAGTTACTTTAGCCTTAGCAGTTCCATCATCAACACCAGAAGGACCAGTAAGAATGTAATCAACGGTCTGTGACTCTGGGTCAGAGATTAATTGATATGCACTCTCAACATCTGTACTTGATACACTGTACTCACCACTAGCAATAGAGTAGTTAGCACCATCAGTAAGTCTATAGTAGAATGTTGCGTTATTCTTAGAACCGATTGTGAAAGAACCACCTGGGAAATCAGTAGTACCAGCAGATGAACGTAGTAGGTTAAATTGACGACCTACACCAGTTAATCCCCAGTTACCATCTGAAGAAGTACCTGTTGCAGAGAACAGTCCAGTCTCATGGTTACCCCAGAAGATGTATTGTGAACGTTGCTTAATTACAGTCTTATAGTAGTTAGTCTCACCAACAGAAGTCTTAGCATCAGATGCTTTAGACATTCCAACGAAACGCTCAAGAACAGCACCAGCAGTTCCAGTTAGTCCACCATCAACATCAACTACAACAACGTGTAGTTCGTCACGGAATCCACCTTGACCAGCAATTGATTGTGAAGTTCCAGGACGTGGAGCAACATTAATCCACTTAACACCAGGAAGATACTCACGCTCGTTATACTCAACACGAACTGAAGTAATAGTTACGTTAGTAGAGTTTGTGTCAGCAACAACATCAGAACCAGCAAAATCAATGCTGTCCTTATTGAGTGCTACGTATAGTTGACGCTCAATACCACCTGTTGTGATAACAGCAGTATTAGTACCAGCAGTAATTGTTTGACCATCAGCGATGATACCAGTAACACCACCACTAGGAAGTCCTATTTCTAATTTTTTATTATTTGCATCCCAAGCAAGAACATCAACCGACTCTTGTGAACCACCAATATTAATTGTAGTAGTAGCACCAGGAGTGAATGTACCAACAACAGTATCAACAGTTAAAAGTATGCTGTACTTGAATACTTTACCACCAGCACCTGAAGTTGCAGAAAGTGCAGCATCAGCAACAAACTCATGCTCGTTACCTGAACCAGGAGCTGGTAGTACAGCAATCTGATCAGCACCAGAGTCTGTTATGAATATACCAATTGAATTACCTTTATGTCCTGGAGTTCTAGCTGCCCACTTCCAGTTATTATTTGAATCTTCATAAGATGCTTCGTAACCATCCTGATTTGCTATCAAAGGAGCAGTACCACTATCAACACCATTTTTTAATGCAGTTGAGTTAACCCTAATTGCTTTTAAAATACCACCGTAAGATAAAAACTGTGAAGCAGTATACCAATACTCATAGTTAGAATCATTTGGTTTACCAAACTTCTCTACAAGATCTCTTTCGGATGTTACTGTGACCACTTCCTCAACAGGTCCGAGTTCAAACGGTGCAGCTAATACACCCAAGTTTGCTGTTGATAAGCTGGTAATAGTTGTCAGGTCTCTTTCCTGTACTACTACACCTGGCGATAATTGATTGGCTGCCATGTTTATAAACTCCTAGAATATCCCGTGGACGGTTAACTAAGATTATTTATATTTTTGAATACTCACCTGAAGTCTAACATATGTTGCACATCACCATATTCCGCAAGTTCCCATCTTTCTCCTTGTGCATCTATTATATGGTCATCCTCTAAACCATCGCTAACAAATCCAAACGGAGCCATATCCTGTTCTATAGATTCTCTTTGGTCATCATATATTCTTTGTCTCACATCATTATCGTGCATCTCTTTAAAGTATTCTTGCATAGCCATCCATGCAAACATTACTAAACACATAGCAAGATCATCATGACATCCATCTTCCGCTTGAAATGAATTACCCTTTTGAATAAAGGTTGTTAATTCCGCAATCGTATCATAATCTTGTATGATTAATTTATCATCTTCTATTAATGCTTTAAGATTAGAACATCCAACCTGCTTTACAGCAGTTGACATCTTAACTCCTAACTGAGTCTTCTTACCTGAGAACCCCTGTCCTAATTGTTGTCCTGCTCTTCCTCTCATAGCAGCCATTAATAAATTCTCATATTCCAAATCAAACTGGATAATGTCTGCTACCTGTCCTCCAATATCATTTACCTCACATAAGATATACGCATTATTATAATTCTTAGCAACATCGACTATTATGTTAGGTAAAACTATAGGTTTAATTTCGTTGTTCTTATACCGTGCTACCATCTTATAAGGTAAAGTTGTTGTATCAATGACACAAAACGCAGAGTAATCCCCACCAATACCACGTGATACATCAACAGTAACAATATAATTACGATCTTCAATTGCTTGCTCATATACTGCTAAACCTCTATTTTGTCGAACAGGTTCTTCATAAGGCATAATCCTCAATTTACTTGCTGATATTAATGTGTCAACAGAACCTAAGAATTCACATTCAAACTCAACTTTGAATTGTGCTTCTGATGTATTTCTTATAGTTTGTTCTTTCCATACCTCATCTCTACCAGGTATTTGAGACCAATGAACTTCTGTAGGAATATATTCATTCGACTTACGTTCTGCATCATGCCACAACTTATAGAACATGTTCATTCCATGTGGAGTGGAGATGATAATTACTTTCGTTTTCTGACCAGAAGATATAGTAGGATATACGGAACTAAAGAATTGCTCTGCGATATGGTTCGGGACAAAGGCGAATTCGTCGAGAAATATAATGTTAAACGACATACCTCTAACAGCACTTGCTGATGTAGAAGCAGCCAAAATTTTACTCCCATTCTCTAACTCCAAACTACCTTTATTCCACCCTAGTATACCTTGTTGTAACCATTTTGGTAAGTTCTCATAAGATAATTGTAACCTACCTAACATCTCACGAGCAGTTGCTGCTTTGTTAGCAAGAATTGCTACGTTAACATTATCATTAAACAGTACATACCATAGTAGGTATGCAGTAACAATAGTAGATTTACCAGACTGACGAGGAAGTTTTGCTATATTAAATCTGTGATCATGGAACTTCTGTACCATGTCTTCCTGAAAGTCATACATGGTAAATGGTATGATACCTTCATCAAGAGAAACAATCTTAATATACTCTCGTATAAAGTGTACTGGATCTTGAGCACACTTTAAAAATTCTGCAATCTCCTTCTTAGAAAACTCCTGTTCTACATTTGCTTTCTTAAGATTGGGATTACCTAGATAAATCTCTTGTTGTTTACTCATGCGTTTTCGTATTCCTCTGTTGGTATATGCCAGTCAGCGTATACACGTCTACCTGTCATACCCTTTGAATCTATGTAGACTTGATCGAGACTAGACCAGTGTCCCAAACGAACGCCTAATTTCACGTAAGACCTCAAAATCTTTCTGTTTAGTTCCACCATCATATTCCCAAGCATAACCTTCCTCAATCATTTGTTCATTTAGTGAAATAGTAGATTCGCCAACATAGAGCCAACCAAGAAGCCTACCATACTTCCCAACGCCACCCTTAAGTTCTGTTCTAATAGTGAGCTCATCATCTCCTTGAATAGTCTCAGTAAGTTTTTCTTTTAACCAATTAGTAGCATCTATTCCCAGTGCCTTCTCTTCCAAGTCTCTTGTTCTTTTCTCTGGCGTATCAACGCCTGCAACTCTAACTCTTTCTTTCTTGTATAGATCAAAACCGAGGTCAATAGTAACATCGATAGTGTCACCATCAAGAACCTTGTTTATTTTCGTCACTCGGAAGTTGTAACAACTCTTCCGTGACGGTGGTGTCATCGCTCCCATTTGGCCAAAACTCATCGTACTTAAATATGTAGTAGATTACTATACCTACTGCAACAAGTAAGATAGCAATCATTATATTAACTGAATGTACTACTTGACCCATACAAAAGTCTCATCATAGGCAGACATAAGATTATCTATATT